GATCCAGTCAAAAATCTTCGGCAGAATCAGCGCACCAAGCACACCACCAAGAATTGCTTCGATAAGCGGTTTCCACTCCTGCAACCATTGCGGGATAGCAACCTCTTCAAACGCACCAGTGACAGTAGAGATCGGAGAAGTGCTACCTCCACCACCAGAAGCACTTTGAATCACATTCAGTTCGTCAAAGCTTGCAAGAAGGTCTTTTGTTGCCTTTGCCGCCCCGGTTGTGGCTTTTGCATATTCTGTTTCCTGCTCTATCGCCTGAGAATATGTAGACTTCCCGCCAAGCAAAGCAAACAGCATTGTAATGGCATTGAATGCTTTGATAGCCAGAGAAGCGATTGTGTTCAGAATCGGAGCAATCGTATTCAAAGCAGTGCCAAGTGCGGCTCCTGCCTGATTCTTGATCGTATTCCACTTTGTAGAAATCCCGTCCATGGTGCTTGCAACATCAAGGCCGATTCTTTTTGCGTACTGATAATAGTTGTCCAGTCCTTCTTTGGCTCCTTGAAGCATCATGTTCATAGCTCTACGGATCAACATGGTACTTGCGATCCTACCAATTCTGGACAGGAGTCTGCTTGCAGAACTGGTCACACGTTCAATCGGTTTTGTGGCAGAACCAATGCCGTTTTCAGCGGCATCTTTGATCTTTTCAGTCTCTGCCTTCAGTTTTTCTGTCTGGGCAGTCAGTTTCTCCGTCTGAGCCTTTACCTTTTCAAGTTTGGCAGACTGCAATTCATTCGCCTGAGAAGCGTCCTGCGTAGGCTCAATTGCCTTCTGGACAGAAGCAGTATAGTCATTTACCGCCTGAGTTGCTTCCCTGACTTCCTTGACTGGATTCGGAGATGTTTCAGATCCGTTATCTTCCTTGAACAACCCAAGACTCTTCAACCGTTCACGTTCCCGGTAGAAGTTATTCATATACCGTCTGTAAGCACTGCGCTCACGTTCGGCCTGTAAATTCGCTTGAAATTCTCTCTGCCATCTTGCTTCGTTCTCTGGATTAGGAGTAATCGGAGCGATATTCCCTCTGTTATTGTTTGTGGCAGGATCATACTGTAACGCACTCTTTGCGATATTCTCAGCGTGTTTTTTGATAGAGTTAGTCGCATTGGAAACGTTCGTCACGTTCTTTCCAATGGTCGGCATTTTGATTGCCCCATACTTCTTCAGCTTTTCCAGTTCGGCATTCAGTCTCATCAGGCCGCTGACTGGTTTAGCGATAGCAGTAGACAAAAGAGAAAGGGAGCGGATCAGGCTCCCGACCCCCTGTACTGCACTTTGAGCATTAGATTCAATTGTGAGTTCAAGAGATTCAAGTGTTGCCATTCTGATCCACTCCCGTGTTCTTTTTCTGCATAGAGGATTTCAGCAGATTCAGTTGCTTAATCAGTTTGATCCTCTGTTCACGCTTGTCTGCTTCGATTTCAGCTTCTGTCTTCGGGAAGAGATCAAGCGGTTTGTTGATATAATCAACTCTTTTCTTGCCGAAACTGCTTGCCAGAACTGCACTCAGAGCATTCGCAAAGTACGCTCCCTGTATCCACATGTTCTCATTCTCAAGCTTGCGTTTCAACAGGAATGATTGGGCATATGCCCTTGTCATCCACGGGTCTTCATACCAGAACTGCTCATATGTCATGCCATAAGTCATGAATATCGGGCATTGTTCCTCGAAAACCTTGCTATATGAAATTTTCTCTGACGGTAGATCTTCTGGTATCAGAACTCCACCGTCATTTTCGGGTTTTTTACCTTACCACTGTCAGCACTGAGTGCTTCAAACGGGGCAGAGTACAACAGGCCAAGCCTTTCTGCCATCCCGTCAGGCATACCTCCCAGATCGTCAAACAGGATCCGGTCTGTTCTCTCCCGACTGATGTTCTTGTGATGCATACGGAACGCATAGAAGAACAGTTCGGGCAGTTTCGTCATCGGGAACTTTGCGACATCGGAAATGTCAAATCCCCTCTGTTCGGCAAACCGGATGGACTCACGGTTGAACTCAAGCGTGTAGTCCATGTTGTTTTCAGTGTCATGGATAATAATCGGTTTCACACGGTCATTCATTTCTTTAGCCATTCCCTTTCCCTCCCGTATAGGTTTCAGAATTATATGTTAAGGGCAGTGATCCAATGATACGGGCATCGGAAACGGGATATTCATCCCGCTGTCCTGCCGCTTAACAACAGGCGGTTACGAAGAAGCAGTAGCCCATCCCGCAATCTGGTTGGGGATGATGTGCATATTCGCTTCCTCAACGGCATCCACGCCCTGTGCGCTCAGTCCCAGATCCACGGGCATACCCGCAAAGTAGAAACTGTCGAAGTTCGGAATGCTGATCTCAAACCAAGTGGAGATGCCAGAAGCCCACGCAGAAGCGGCGGCGGTACACAGGCTTGCCCACAGGGACTTGAGAGCAGAGGTCATATTGCCCGTCATGGCAAAATCGGTTCCCGGATCCTGTACGCCGGGGATATACCTTTTGAACTTATCAACCAGATTGGTCACTTCCAGAGTGGAAGGAGTCAGGTTGATTTCCGGGATGCTCTTCACATCCGGGATGTTGGTATAGCCCGAAGTAGGACGAGATGCACCTGCACTGGCGGCAACACAATACTTGATCTTTACGCCGATGGTGTTCATTTCAAGTGCCATGGTTCATTCACTCCTTATCAGGTTTCTTGTCAGCCTTTTTAGGCTGTTCCTTTGGCTTTTCAGCCGGGATGAAGGCAAAGCATTTTTCACAGTTGACATTACTGTCATCCTGTTCTCTGCCACAGTAAGGACACTTTTTCATGTCTCTTACCTCCTGTAGAATTTATAACCAGTGATTTCACCGTCTTTGTCAGTGACTGCCTTGGCAATCACTTCATACCGCATGTACAGTCTGAAGATCGTCCTGTCCTGATTCGGAAGTTGATGCATCATTGTCCGGTAGCATTTCAAACTCTGCATAGCATCGTCAACCACCTTTGCAATGGCTCTTGCTTCACTCTTAGCAGTATTCTGCTTATCAGAGTAGATATTGACTTCATAGTACAAGCGGGTATAGTTCTCAGCATTGTCATCCGTGTTGGTGTCTCTGACAGGAACAGAGTTAGTCTCAATGACTTCCACTGCCGGGAAAGTAGCACTCTTCTCAATATATCCCGCATCCACTCTTGCGGTAGGGAACTCAGCAATGACTGCGTTATAGACTGTATCAAAGACGATGCTTTCAATATCAATCATTTGAACACACTCCTTGCCTTCGCTTCCAGATTATTGATGATGTAATCCCTTGCATCAAGGATGCCGTGACGGGGTACAACCCGGTCATATGGGATCCCACCAAAGTGCCAACGGCCTGTCAGATAGCCTTCACCAGAGCCTACGGTTCTGGAATATTCCCATTCCTTTACCAGATACGGAGAGTTTTCAGCCAGAGGATGCCCCTCCATTGTGGCTACACCTGCTCCAAACTCCATGATGACTACATTTTCACCAACAGCTTCAATGATTCCGTAACCGTTTTCTGAAATCCTATCGACTTCAGCAGTGGAGCCAAAGGCGAATCTCGCCATCTCATACCCACCGTTAACCAGTTCGTCTATCAGTTTCGCCGCTTTACGTTCAATGCTGTGCTGATAACTCTCAAGCTTTCTGATGGCCTGAGAGATCCCACCAACTGAAAGTTCAATGCGGATTGTTTTCACCCGACATCAACTTCCTTCAGATAGTAGATCAGGTGATTCAAGCTTTGTGCTTTACGAACTACCTTGAAGTTGTGCGGAACAGGTTCATCTACAACAACTTCTTCAGTGACCTGATGAGTAACTTCCTCACCATCAACAGTCTCCGTTACGGTTCTGGTCACCGTCTGAGTGACAGTCCGTGTAGGCTGAATCTTGTACCAGACAAGGCTTTCCTCACCCATGGTGCAGGTCAGATCATCTGTTACTGCCCTGTGAGTATAGCCAGTCAGAATACCGAATCTTTCCAGTTCTGCCATACCTTGACTGCCAAGGTTGTTAGCGCCACTGGAAATCGCCATGGACATTTTTGCCCTTGTAGGAGTCCCGTAGGTGATGTTCCGTTCCCCGGTCTTGTAGCCATTCGTGTCAGTCACATACTCTTCACCTGTAGGATTGGCAAACCACAGGTATTCTTTATTCCTCTCTAAAACATGCACGTTATCCACCCACCTTTGCAAATGGAGTCAGCCGGGACAGAATGTCCTCATCATCCACACTGCCATAGGTACGGTTTACACCGTTTTCTTCGTGAGAGGTTTCACCTTCGCCACCCTTGCGTAAGAACAGCCTTGCCGCCAGTTCGCACTGCGTCATGTCATACCTTTCGGGGATGTCGCTTGCCCTCTTGGTAATGTCATACGGGTAAAGCCGTTCAAGCATTTTCGCACAAGCGATTTGGAGGTAGACAGTCACAACATCATCCGTTGCAGTGTCATCATTCACAAGGCTTTTCACCATTGCGATTTTCTGAGCGTCCGTCATTTCCGTCTACCTCCAAGTCTTATTTCGAAGACCTTCTGCCAGTCACCCGTCTGGCGGGTTTTCTGGCAGTTTTTTCGGCCTTCTGCTCCGTTTCGGTGGAGTATTCCGCTTTAGGCTCTGAAGCGGGTTCTACTGCCTTTACAGGCTCAACAGCGGCCTGTTCTTTACGCTTCAGTTCCTCCATATAAAGCAACATGCCCATATCATGTTCCTCCCGCTTTATCAGGAAGCGGGTTTATAGAGCCTGATCGCCTTAGATGCATCATACAGGTAGCAAGCTTCATGCTTAGAACCCGTAATGACGGTGCAGAACTTGAGAATGTTCCGGTCGGTTTCGATCAGGGTATCCCGCTTGAGGATCAGGCGAAGCGCACCGGGCTTCACGATGAAGGCTTCACCGGAAGTCTTCAGCTTATTGCTGACGACAACCTGACAACCGTAGATCTCACCGACAGCCCCCTTGATGATGCGGTCAGCCGCAATCTCAGAAGCCGGGAGCCAAGTCCCATTGGTGTTACGGATGGAGGTATACAGAGCCGGGGAAACCAGAAGGATCTTTTCTCCCACATCAATGTCTTCACCGAATTTCTCCAGTGCGGCATTAACATCAGCGGGAGCCACATTCGTGGTGCTGTTCGCAGTGCTATAGGCCATATTGCCAGTGATGGCATGGAGGACAGCGAGCATCTCGTTGTCAACGCCATTGGCGATGGCGGTAGCAATCTGCATCGCACCCTGACCCAGAGGATCGCCGTAACCGGACAGAACCGCTTCGTCAGTCAGTTCCACGCCCTGAGCCAGTTTGTGTACGGACACAGAAACCGTCCCGGCGTTCAGACTAACGGGAGTCAGAGTCGAACCTTCACCGAGGGTGGAAGCATCCCCGATGTAGGAATAGGAGGGCAGATACAGAGTATCGCCGGGTTTTCCTGCCAGAGTCTCATCGACTTCCGCAAGGGGCAGGAAGCGGATCAGGTCATGCAGTTTCTTCTGAACGAGGTCAGCCATAACCTGCGGATTGACCAGATTTTCAAGCATGGTTGTTGCCATGTTCGTTCACTCCTTACTTCGTGTATTCTTTGTAGAGGTCAGGGTATTCGTTATATACTGCCAACCTCTCCTTATAGCCCATGGCATTGAACTGCTCTTTGGTGATCGCCTTCGTCCCACTGCCACCCTGTAGGGTCTGGTTGTTACGGAAGGCATTCTCCTTGAGAGACTTGTCATGGGCTTCAACAAATCTGCGAAGACCATCAAAAACTTTCGCAGTGTCCCCGGCATTCATTGCTTCTGCTACCTCTTGAGCGAGAGTAGCGTCAAACCCGATAGCCGGGTCAGTAAGTTGCGACTTGAAGTTTGCGACATTTCGTTCCGCACGAAGGGTTTCCAGTTCCTTCTGCAAAGTGGCGGTTTGCTCGTCCTGCTCTTCCTTCTTGCGGTCTTCCTCAGACAGTTTGCCCTGATACTTCTCTTTCCATTCAGCGGCTTCTTTCTTATGCTTTGAAGCATCGGCAGAAGCATTCGTGTTGGCCTGACGGAGTTTTCCGTTTTCAGCTTCCAACTGTTTGATCTTCGCTTCCAGTTCAGAGGTTGTCAGTTGCTTATTCTGTTCCTGAGTATTCTGGGAACCATTGGCATTTTCGTTACCAGTTCCCTGATTATTGGTGTTCTCGTTGGTGTTCGTAGATTCATTAGCCATTTTATTTATCTCCTTTGCGATTAAAGTCTTCTCTGACTCTTGCGATTAACGTCTTCTCTGACGATGTATATATGTCAAAGCCTTTCGGCTGAGACTATTAGGTAACATCCAGTACACTCAGGTCATACGGTTTCACATCGTTCATGATGTGTCCAAGCCACTTTCCGATGACCTCAGACTCCATCAGGAAGGATCCGGTCTTGATGTGGAAGTCCCGGCTCCCTTCCGCAAGCTTTGCGATAACCCGCACATCACTCTCTGCGTATTCCTTGCCGTACTTCTTGAGGAATGTGCAGAACCACCGTTCGTTCTTTTCAAACTGCTTTTTCTGTTCCCGTCCATGCCAG